TGAAAAAAAATAGTGTATATGCCAATATACTTTTTTAGATACTCTATGAAAATTGGGTTTTTGGGCGTTAAGGTGTTGAAAATATGGAGGTTTTTAGACTAAGTTTTAGACTAGAAATAGACTAGCACTAGCTTAAAAAAACTAGTCTCAAAAAAAGTGCAAGTTTGAAGGTTTTCGTAGGTTGTGACATTGCCGTCACGGAATCGCTATACTACACGATATTATTAACGAGTCAACGACATGGGACCAATCGATTTAATAGACGATATAGCCAATAAGATTTGGCCGTCGCAAGATGAGAAATTAAAAAACGCCGATCTAATAGCTCAATTAAAAGCATTGCCGAGCGTTCAACAAAATCACGTAGCTTTAGCACAATTGGCTATTAATAACAGTGAGGCGCAGAGTGGTAATCCTTTTGATTCAGGATGGCGACCATTCATTATGTGGGGCTGCATTGCTTTTACGTTTATTAACATTATTATTAACTGGTGCGATCAGATGTTTTCTTTGAATATTCCTAATTTTGGTGGCGACCTCCCCGAACATATTATTATGGGAACACTCACTGGTACATATATGTTAGCTCGTACTATAGAGAAGATTAAGGGCGTGGCAAAGTGAGTTTAGACATTGAGAAACTTTTACACGAGCATACGGAGATGATCGAAAAGCATGATAAGGAGATCTTAGTGCTTCAAACTCAAACAGCCGAAGGTAAAGAATTAGCTAATCAACGACATCAAGAAATTAGAAAAGATTTGCACTCATTACGAGATACTATGCCCCATCGACAAGATATAATTGATGTAGGTACACTAGTAAAAAATCTACAAGGCGATATGAACATCATAAAAGCAAATCGCACATTTTGGCGTACACAATGGTTTTATATTTTTAGCGCGGTGGTAACGGTAATAACAGCAATTATCACTGTAACGTATTTTTTGGGCGGTTTTTCTAGTGATAAAGAACAAAGCACAGTAACGGCTCAAGAACAACAAATGGAAATTCAAGCGCTACAAGCAATCGCAAATGAATTACCAAAAAAGTAATGTTACATTCTTAAAAGGATCCTATGGCACGTAAAAATAAAATACACAAGACTCAAGACGGGGTTAATTATGTTACTCAGCCCTATGCATATAAACCTGAATATTGCGACATGCTTGTTAAGCACATGGCAAAAGGTTTTAGTTATCAATCGTTTGCGGGTGAAATAGATGTATGCTTCAAGACGCTTTATAATTGGGAAAAAGATTTTCCTGCTTGGAAAGCGGCAAAAGAAAGAGGCAACCCAAAAAATCTAAAAATCATGGAAGCTTTCGGACTTAAAGCCATGAGTGGTGGTTCTAAAGGTATTTCATCGGCTATTTATTGTTTTACTATGAAGAATCGTTACCCCGAAATATACAAAGACGTAACAGAAATAATTCATAAAAATATCCCTGAAAAAATTACGCCGGAAGAAGCGGCAGAGGCTTATGATAAGGTGACGCATGATAAATCCTAACGATTTAAAAGCGTATGCTAAGAATTCGCGTAAGCATTCGCCTGAGCAAATAAAACGCATTGAAAAATCATTAACTGAATTTGGTTTTTTAAACCCTGTTCTTATTGACAAAGATAATACCTTAATTGCAGGTCATGCACGGGTACAAGCGGCTAAGAATCTTGGCTTAGAAAAGATCCCTTTTTTGAGAGTGGAACACTTAACCAAAGCACAGCAACAAGCCTACGTTATTGCGGACAACAGACTAGCTGAGCTTTCCGAATGGGACATGGACGCGCTCTCCTCCGAACTTAAAGAACTACTTGAAGTTGATTACGATTTAGCATTAACAGGCTTTGAAGATTTTAAATTTGATGAGGAAGAAGCACTTATAGAAGAGGACGAAGTACCCGAACTTCCACAAGAGCCTATTACAAAATTAGGCGACGTGTGGCAATTAGGAAATCATCGTTTGATGTGTGGTGATGCTACTTTTTTAAATGATATTGAAAAATTATTAAACGGTAATAAGGTTGATTTATTATTTACTGACCCGCCGTATTCATTAGAAACAGAGGGTGGATGTAAAGGTTCTATTGGAAAGTCTTTAAAAAAACAATGTAAAAATATAGAATTTATTTCACAATTTGACCCTAAAGATTTTTTAAGTAATATAACTTCAGTTTTTGATAAAAATAAAATGAATGCTTATATATTTTGTAACAAAGAATTATTACCGGATTATTTAATGTTTGCTAAAAATTCAGGTTATTCTTTTAATGTTTTGGTTTGGAAAAAACCAGGTGCTATACCTATTGGTTCAAGCCATCGACCTGATATTGAATATTTATTATTGTTTCGTAAAAATGCTATATGGAATAATGGGATTAAGGAAGCTAATTATTCACGTTGTTTAGAGTATGGGAGAGAAAAAGGTTTGCATCCTACAATGAAACCAATTGATTTAATTAGTAATGAATTATTAATTAGTAGTAATCTAAAATCAATTGTTTTAGATTTATTTGGCGGCAGCGGCTCTACCCTTATAGCGTGCGAGCAAACAAAGCGTACATGCTACATGATGGAATTTGACCCTAAATACTGCGATGTAATTATTAAGCGTTGGGAGAATTTGACCAAGAAAAAAGCAACGTTATGCTAGATGAAATCACGCTAGAAAAAGCTAGACGCTGGAAAATGCTGCAAAAGCTAGAAGCTGATCGTGGCTTACTGGCTGGCGTAAAAGAATATTACCGCACTCACCCCGGTGCGTTCACAAATGACTGGTTGACCACCTATAACCCCGAAGTTCAGCCGTCTAAGATCCCTTTTAACTTATTCAAGCGTCAATGGGAACTTTACTCTTTCATCGAAGAATGCTTCGTTAATCGTGAAGATGGTCTCATTGATAAAACTCGTAATATGGGTGTGACCTGGTGCGCCGTTGGATATTCTATTGAGAAATTCTTGTTTTTTGAGGGGTTTTCGGCGGGTTTTGGTTCACGAAAAGAAAATCTTGTTGATAAGAAGGGCGATCCGTCTTCCATTTTTGAAAAAATCCGCATTGCTTTAAACTTATTGCCCCCTATCTTTAAACCTAAGGGTTATGACCCTGTTAAACATGCTCGCTATCAACTCATCATAAATCCTGAGAATGATTCTTTTATTTTTGGTGAAGCGGGTGACAATATTGGCCGTGGTGCGCGTAGCTCTATATTCTTTTTGGATGAGGCCGCACACATTGAACGTTCTGAACAAGTTGATGCGGCTTTATCTGAAACATCGCAATGTAAAATTAATATTTCGACCCCGCATGGTATGGATAACACGTTCTTTGTTAAGCGTCACAGCGGCGAGATAAAAATATTTAGTATGCCTTGGACGGACGATCCACGTAAAACCCAAGCATGGTATGACAAGAAGAAACGCACCACCGATCCAGTTATCTTTGCACAAGAGTATGATCTAGACTATGCGGCTTCCTTAACTAACGTAGTGATACCCGCTAATTGGGTACGTGCTGCTGTTAATTTTGATGGCGGAGAGCCGAGCGGAATTATGATCGCGGGGCTAGATGTGGCAGATGGTGGAAGCGATAAGAATGCATTAGCTATTCGTGAATCTTATAAGGTACATTCAATAGAAGCTTGGCACGGTCACGCGTGGGAAGCGGCACAAAAGACTGTAGCGATGTGTGATAGATGGAAAATTAAAGTTCTTAACTACGATGCTATTGGCGTAGGGGCAGCGGTACGGGGTGCTATTCCCGATACCAGCACAAAAACAGTACATTTTGAACCTGTATATGTGAGTGAGTCGGTGCAACGTAAAGAAGGTTATATTTCTGAGAGCGATAACTTTAACTCATATGAGTACAAACTAAAAAAAGATTTTTATCGTAACGTTCGGGCTATGCTATGGTGGGAATTACGCGGACGCTTTGAAAAAACATATCAGCATGTGAACAAGATTAAAGAATGGCCTATTGAGGATTTGATTAGCATACCCAATGATGCGGGACTCATTACAGAATTATCCACACCAACATATAAATATACTGATGGAGGTAAAATACAAATACAAGCTAAAGCGGACATGAAGATCCAAAGTCCTAACAAAGCAGATGCGTTAATGCTATCCTTCTACCCCATCGACCCTGGTCCAGGAATTTACATTGCATGACGTATGATATTAAAAGTGTTCAGAAAATTGTTCCACATGGAACAACACAAAGCTATAAAAGTGATGACGGGGGTTACACGTCGGTAGTCAACACGCTTGTTAATTTAGGCTTTAATAGCTTTGCGGCGTACATGATCATCACATTATACCGCCAGTGCGCCCCTGTGTATGATGCCGTGACGCGTATCACTGATGCTGCTAAGACCATTCAACCGTTTGTGTACGACGTTAAAAATAATGAGTATTCAGACAATCATGCTATTTTAGATCTGCTTAAAAAACCAAACTATAGACAAACGCGAGATGAATTTGTAGAAGAGGCCATGCAATATTACCTCGTGACGGGCAACGCCTATTTTATTGTGACGTGCAAAAATCCCAATTCCCCCGCATATGAAATATTTAATGCATCACCTGAATACATGTCTATTACAGGCAGTGCACCGGATGACCGACCAGAAACATATCAATATAGTCCTGTGAGTCGGAATGCTATATTTAAACCGCGTGAAATCAAGCGACAATTGCGCTATTTTACAGAAGATGGTACGCAAGAACTTATTCACTGGAAGAAAGTGGACATTTTAAAAAGCCGTGCGCTATATTACGGCATGTCGCCTCTTACGCCACTATGGATTGAGATTGAGCAATATTTAAAAGCCTCTAATCACAATCTTTCAATGCTTATTCGAGGCGTAGCCGCATCGGGTATTTTCTCATCACAAGGTCGGTTAAGCCCCGACCAACGCGCATCTATTCGTGAACAATTAGATAGACTTCATGCGGGGGCTAACAATGCAGGTCGTCCGATGTTGGTCGATGAGGGTATGGAATTTACACAAACCACCATTTCAAACCGTGATATGGACTATGAGAAGATGCAGGATAGGGTACGCAAGCAAATATATTGCACCGAAAAAATTCCGTTGCCGCTGATTGTTGCGGAGACTATGACCTATTCAAATAAAGAAGTGTCTGACTTAGAATTGTTCGATCATGCCGTGCTACCTAACACGACTTCTTTTTTAAACATCATGCATCGTTATTTGATGCAGCGTTATGTATCCAATCCTGATGATTATGAACTTCGGTATGAAGAATCTAAGATAGCCGCTCTTGCCGTGCGTCGTTTTGAAACGTTAAAACGTCAACGTGAGTTAGGTATATACAGTGTTAATGAATTGCGCACAGAGGCAAAAGCTGATCCGGCTATTGGCGGTTCAAGCGTGTACCCAAGTGCAGGTGGGACTATTCCGATTGCTAAAGTGGAAGATGGTACTGAGGACATGGGACCGTTAGCAGAAGATTTTGATAATACTGTAGAGCCGCAAGGCGATGAGAAGATGAACACATATCTATACGCTCTTGGTCAAATGCGTAACGCGGACGGAACGCCAACCTATAGCAAAGCAGAACTTAAAAAGTTTTATGAAAGTACACAAATCTAAAACGTTAGCGCAGCAACAAGCGGTACGTGACTTGGCAATAAAGCTTAAGTTTGAGCGTCAGTTAGCAATTAAAATGCGCACGATGTTTCGTCAAATATCCCGTACTGTTAAGCATGAGTATTTAGTTGAAGGGCGCGTACCGTTGCAACTGAACCAATTCTTCGAGGTCGATTTAGAAGGTATCTTAAGAAAGCATTATAGAAAAGTAGCAAAACGCTTTAATAACAGGCTCAAAGAGCAGGTTATAAAAAGCATATTACCTCAATTTTTAGAGATTAAATCTAGCGCAGTGCTTGAGAAAGCAATCAACGATTACATTATTTTACGCTCACGACTACAAACTGAGATCATATCCAACACGACACAAAAAGAAATTTTAAAGGCGTACACTGAAGCAGCTTTTGAAGGACAGACATTAACTAGGGAAGAATATGCGGAGGAAGCATCGTTTGCCTTTGAGCGTCGCGCTATGGGACGTGCTGATACAATCGGGCTTACTGAAACACAAAATATAGCCGAAAAAACAAAGGATTTAGAAGCGCAATATTTCTTTGCTGAGAACGAATTAGTAGCGGGTGGCGTAGCAATCACAGAGGAAAACGCGGAGCTTTTAAAGACCTGGTCGGCTATTTTAGATAAAGTTACTCGCCCCACACATGTAGAAGCAGATGATCAAACTGTGCCAAAAGACGACCCTTTCATAGTAGGTGGTGCTCAATTAATGTTTCCAGGTGATACAAGCTTAGGTGCACCGCTTGATGAAATTATAAATTGCCGCTGTAATCGCTCAACAGCTATTCGTTTATCAGGATTACCCGAATACGTACAACGTCCAGAAAGTCATTTAATTCCTGATGGTTTTGCTTACTAGAGGTTGTGACGCACTTAAATTTAATACTGTAGAATTCCAAACTTAATCAACAAGCGAGGCGCTACTACAATGACCGAAACTTACAACGGCACAACGAACGAATTACAAATTAATGGTTCTTTTCAAGATAAAAACACTTTACCCGTTATCAAATTAGGTAACGCAGGAACTATTTTAAGTCTACCCATTCCGCAGGGCGAAGTAACATTTGCTAACCCGTTCCCTTTATCTGGTGTTCCCGCTATTGTTGATTACACTGATATTAACGGTGGCACTACAGTTGATTTAAATATGCAATCCAATCATCGTTTAGTTTTGACCGATTTAATGGCGGTTGTAAAAACAGCTATCACAGGTTCAGGCGGAATTGATGTAGGCTACACAGGCGCACCTGCTGCCATTTGTACTATGACCGTTGCCGCTGGCGCATCGGGCACAGTTACACGCGTAGGCACGACAGGCATTGTTCCTGGTCCAATGTGGGGTCAACAAATCCCCGCTGGCGCACAATTAACGGTTAAAGCTAACGGAACATTAACCGCTGGATCGTTATGGTTTTGTCCAACGTATTGTATTTTTGAAGCACAGGATTAAAGCATGTCTTACGGCGAAGGTAACTATTTTCAAATACCGCTTGTTGGCGAAATAGATAATAAACTGCACATTGGCGGCACTTTAGTTGTTGAACAAGAGGGTAAACTTGTTTTTAATAATAGCCCTGGTTATTATATTGGGGATAATTTTTACCCGTTTGGTACTTCGGAACAAGGTAATTTTGGTTCCTTTGATGCTATTATTGATGATACCGGAAAACCTAATCATTATGCTTCAGAAGGAGAAGCAATATTAGCTGGAAAATCTTGTATATTTAATCCATCAGGATCACTTGATACTGAAATTATAAATATCACTAGAAACGTATCTATATATAGAACGGGAGATTACAAGCTTACAA